TCAGTGATCCCCGCCCTGATGCTCTTCTTTTGGGATTTCAGAAGGAGCCTTCGGAACTTTCCGCAGCTGATGATTGACCACATCAGAGGAATAAAGTGTAACAATCATCGTTCCTCCATGCCGTTTCGCCCTGATCAAGACCGGCTGGTTATATTTATTTTGAAAGCGCAAATCAGGCCCGCCCCAGCTGACCGTCGCGTCGCGCCCCGGCGGAACATAAGGGACACGCCGGCTGTGGGAATAACGCTGGACGATTTCCAGTCCTGCCCGGTCAACCGCATTAAACAATGTTGACGAAACCTGGCAAATGCCTCCGCCAACCCCTTCAGACAATTCGCCTCTCACGATCACCGGAGCCTTCATATACCCCTTGTCCGGCGTCCTCATACCGACAACTTTGTTAAATGAAAACGTCTCATTAGGAAACACAACATGATTGTCGATCGCTTTTGCCGCGAGTGAAATGTTGTGCGTCCTGCTTTTATTCCCGGAATTAAAATACGTCACATACTGACCGATCCGCTGTGTCCGGATATGGGAAAGCAGTTCGCTGTCCACTTTCGGGTAAATGTTCAATTCAGGCACTTCTATTGTGGACGGACCATCCCCATAAAAATACGCATAAAACTGCTCTCTAACCCCCTTCCTGGAAAGGCTGTAGCCAACCTTGCCGGGAACGATCCTTCCCTGATCATTGATCACGGCGTTGACGGGATCCTTGTGTACTTTCCGCTCAAGCCTGTCAACGAACTCGGCGTATTTTTTATCATCAATCAACGGTGTCCCGGGAAGCGGCATTGTAAAATCTTCGCGGTTCACAACGGCCACTTTCTTCCCTTGCTGGGTGATCGTTAAGCTGTCAGAATGCCCCGCAGGCTGCGCTAATAATAAAAGTCCAGTCATCCAAATTTTCAGCATAAGTCGATGTACCTCCCGCTATTAGTATGAACAGGAGATGATATTTGATGTACTGGACGTATGATGCTTTCATGATGATCTATATTTTCGGATTGAAAAGGTACACTAATGGAAAGAAGCTAAAATAAGTAAAAGCATGCATTAAGCCTGTTTATTTTCATTGATTCCTTTTCTTTTTTGCCTGAATAACATTACGGTGGTTGCGATCAGAACTGTCAAAAAAATGATACCTGAGTACAGGAACCCAACTAGCTCTATGCCATTAAATTTGTACGTCAAATAACTGCCGATAAAAAAGATTGTCCCTAGCAGGGAAAATAAATTCAATCGATTCACAATTTTTTTGACCATTTTTTTAAAACCTCCCGAAAAGAACAATGACTTCTGAGGCACTGGCCGACTGCTCATTCTTTATAAAATATATGCCCTTCTCTTTGAGAAGAGCGTACCGTTACTTGTTCTGTTGATTTTCTTTTAAAGTGAGATTTAAAAAGAGAAGAGCCAATAAGATGAAAGCAATGTTCACCAACCAGGACTTCCAGCTGGACGCAGGGTCAGAAATTGTACCGAGCAGATGTATAATAGATGAAAATGATAAAAGCAAAAACATTAGTTTGTTGTGCGACATAATTGTTTAGCCTTTCTGTTAAAAATCCAGGTTCCAATTATACCACAATGGATTAAAGTAGTAATTATATGTCATCGCAAGTTAAAATAAAAAGAGGCTCTAAAAAGAGCCTCTTTTCCTTGATATATCAGCGTTTTGGACGCTGGGCTTTACATCATGCCGCCCATTTCTGTTATGGTTGCCCTTTAGTGCCTTGCTAACCCCTTCTATCCCTTATAGCACAAGGGGTTTCTGGTGTTCTCATTGCCCGTCTTTACCCTATAAAAAACAAGTGAAAATAAGCGAAAATTCCCCCCACTGTGGGCAAAATGTGGGCAAGAAGATGAACAATCTTTGCTATAATAAAACCACAAATACAAAAAGGAATGAAGGAAAATGAGTATCAACAAAATCAGATCAGCTTTATATAAGTCAGCCAAGATTTTGGGAGATGTAAACGCAGTGAAAAACGGAACGATAGGAAAGCGTATAGCCCGCCGCGCTGTCGGGAAAGCAACAAATAAACTATTACGGAATCTATTTAAATAAGAGATAAGCAGGCCTGCGAGTAACACAAGAGGCCTGCTTTTATTATACATCCGGGTAGCTTTCTTTACTTCAATAGTGCTTCAAGTTTCGCCTTCGTTTTAGGGCCGTAAATTCCATCCGCACACAGCCCGTTCATCATCTGGAACCGTTTGACCGCGTTCGCCGTCTTGCTTCCATAATACCCGTCAATTCCATGATTCTTTGCTTTTTTGTCCGGATAGAAGTATAGGGCAGCGCACGCCTCTTGAATCTGCCGGACGGCCGTTCCTTTCATCATCGGGCTTTTGTATTTGTAAATCCCGGTCGGCAGCGTGTATTTTTTGCTCGTTTGCTTTTTGCTTGAGGATGATGACTTTTTATCTGGTGTTGTTTTGGAAACCGTCTTCTTTCCAAGCAAGCTATCGACTTTTTTCCGGAAAGCTGTAAGCTGGCTTGAATCGCTCACCCACGGCGCCGGACAGTTTTTGTTTGTCACATCGTAATGGCGGACAATTTTGTTTGTAGAAAGGCCGTAACGCTTGCACAGATCGGCAACCAGTTCAGCAGCATTTTGAACGGTTTCGCTGTGAATCTTGCCGTCTTTTTCGACGCACATTTCAACGCCGATTGCCGTTGTGTTGGCGTTTGGTTTTAAAAAGCTGACATAGCACCGGTTTTGATCATGTGCATGGTATGCGACTTCATTTTCTGGAATGATGTGCTGCGCTTCCTTACGGTCAACAAAGTAATGCGCTGAAGCTTTGCGTTTATCAGCGATACACGTGCCATTGAAATAATTCCGCTCATTCAGTGCGGACGCGCCGGGAGTAGCCGTCCAGTGCATGACAATCCCTTTCACTCCTGCCAACTTCAACCCTGGCCGAGTATATTGATTGACTTTCACATAATTCTTCACAACTTTAACCATCTGAACCACTCCTATTTTGTTTTAAATAAAAAAGGCTGCCAGCCGGCAACCTCATTTCGTTAATCCTTTTTGTTTCAAAACTTCTTTTTGCTGCTTTCCTTTGCTTGTCACATAGTTGTTTTTGAACCAAGCGACCACAGACGTAATGATGGTGAATGCCGCAGAGCCGGCCAAATACAAAGCGTCGGCCAGCGTATTGACCTGGTCCTCGCTGATCGGCAAAGCTGCCTTTCCAAACATGATTAAAGTCTGGTTTACCAATGCAATAAAAAGAAGCACCGTCCGGACGACCGTGCCTTTGTCGAATGTTGTCATATTGTGTCTTCCTCCTTATTTTTGAATAAAATTAATGAAAAGCGCCGCAATCCCGGAGATCACCAGTGTACAAACCGCTGTGATGATGGCGCCCGTAATGCTGCGCTTAATCCATGTGGTGTTCTCTTCAATCTTGTTGAGCTTGTCATTGATGGACATAATCTGTTGATCGTGTCGATCAGACGCCCTTTCCAGTGTGATGACACGCTGTTCAAGCGTTTTGTGATCGGCCTTCAATTCGGTAATCTCCTGCTTGAAGACGTCCCATTCATTTGTTTGATGCATGTCCTGAAATCCTCCTGTTCTCACATCGTTTTCACCTCCCTCGAGGCAAAATAAAAACACCCTTATTGGGCGCTTGTCATTCCTAAATCCACACAGACGGCGGGCTTATCATAGCTCCGGCCTGTTATGTCTTCATATTCGGCCGGGGTGATCCACTTAATTTTTACGTACTCCCGCATTTCTTCATCTGTGTAACACCCCCAATCATAGAATTGTTTTATATCGGCAAGAGTAGGATACTTCATGATGCCCCGCCCCCTTTTAACGCTTCAACCTCGGACTGAAGGCGTGCAATTTGTAATGAGAGCAAGGCACTTTGTTTTTTCAACAGCTCGGTAGGGTCCGGGTCCGGCTCTGGAGGCTGCAAGCTTTCAATATATTCTTTGGTGGCCGATTCAAACCATTCCCCTTTCGCAGGATCAAATTTGGCTAAATATAGGCCGTCAGGCGGCTTTATTTCACAATAAAACTCCGGCAGCTCCGCGTTGTCCTCAACCTGTATCTCTTCACCCGGGATGTAGTTGTATTTCTTATCGTATTTGTAAAGCCATTTCATGAAAACCCCTCCTATGCCGCCTTAAATTTAAAACCGAAAGTAATAAATTCGTTTGGGTTTACTGTATTTGAACAACTCTGAATGTATACAGTTCCATCAGTGGCGATCTGGGTTCTATGGTACTGAGGAGTGGTGCCAGTGCCTTGACTAGAAGCTACACCTATAAAATGAAGCATTTGTATAGGGCGATATCCAGCCGGCAGCGTAAAAGCCGGCACATCAAAACCAATTGTTCCACCGGTTATTGAGCCGATAATTTCAACCTCTCCAAGGGCATTTTTACTAAACTGAACCTTATGGGTTCCATACTGCTTCCACCCGTTTAACAAAGTAGGTGATTGCCAGGTAACTTCCGCGTCGGCATCCGTTATAAATCTCTGCCAACCTTTAAATGATCCATCAGTGTGGATTGTTCCGAACCACCTTCTAGGGTTGGCCGTAGCAGTTACCACGATCGTTTTGCGTGCATTATTAGTTGAAACATCGTAATGAAACCACTCGACCGCCTTCGGATCTGGAGAATTCACAACTTTGTTACTTACACCATAATAAAGTCCGGATGGTAAGGTTAATAAGTCAGTGTCATCAGAAATTAGCGTTCTCCCGCCGTTGTCATCGGTTAATTTATAAAGCTGTCCGGCATTCCATTTCGTTCTCTCGTCCGCAGTTATATGCCGAATATCATCCCTGTTATGGGTATCAAATTCTGCCTTCGTCGCCTGCTTTACATTATCAACTTTATCTAGTCCGACCTGAGATTTTGTGACCTTATGCGGATTGTCCGTTTTTGCTGCGTGTTGGTCCGTGTAGTCCTCCGCATTCTTCTGTGCGGCATCCGCTTTCTGCTGGGCACCGTCCTTCGTTTCGATATTATTGAGCGTCTCGAACTTCTTCTCCAATTTGGCAAGAAGCTGTTCGGCATCGTCCGCCATTTCCTGAATGACGGCTTTAAGCGTCTCGAAATCTTCGATATAGTATTCAGCAATCGGCGCAATGCCTTGATCAACAAGCGCCCTATCGATCACAAACGAAAATTTATGCACACTCACCTTTTGGCCGTTGTCGTAATTGACGTAAAGCTCAGCCTGCACCGTGCCATAATGCTTAACTTGTTCCGGCGTTAAGACATAAAAAATAGCGCCCTTCAGCGCGTCTTCGACTTCTGTATTGACGTAGACCTGGCTGCCGTCAGTAAACCTCATGAATAACTTGGCATGGGTTGCCTTACTTATTGGCAAAGGTACACCATCCTTTGTCAGGTTAAACGACAATTTCGCGGTCCCTATATCTTGTGTACTAAACTGAATATTTGCTGATACACTTTGCTTCACTTGTGCATTGACATCAAAGTGCACAGCCGTATTTTTATAAATCATTGGTTCACCTCCTATTTCAATTAGCTGCTGCTTTTTGTATTGATTTTTCTAATATAGTCATCTTTTGTTGTCCCATAATACCCGTTAAAATTGGTATCTCCTTGAACGATAACGCGGCCGGTTCCTTTTGTGTTGGTGACATTCACCTCTGTTGCAGCGGCCTTTACTAAAATCGCAAATGCCTTCTCGACGCCTCGTACCCGGCTATTTTCAATCCGTCCGTCGTATCCGTTTTCCACATAAATGCCGCCGCGCCCTCTCGTACTGCTTTGCTCTTTATTGGTATTCATCACATTATTATCTCTCACATCAAAGTGATCGCAGTTTTGAATGAAAATACCGTTGCGGCCAGTAGTGTTAATTTCGTTTCGATCAATAGAAAGGTGATATGATTTCGGCACGGTAGAAGTTTTGTCTCTGCTTTTTTCGACGTAGATTGCTTCTGTATCAACACAGGAAACATAATTTCGATCAATAAAGGTGTTGTAACAGCCTTCTATCCACATCCCTCTTCTTCCCCCGAAAATCCGGTTATGAGAGATAAAAGTATTTCTTGCAAAGACTAATTTGATGGCTTGCTCATAGTCATATTCACCAATCTCTTTTGCTTTTAATTTAAAGTAGTTCCCAAAAATACGAATGCCATCGCTCCAGGCGACTTCATTGTTATATATTTGCCCAAACGATAAGATTCCGTATGACTTGTAATCATAAAAATCATTTCCCTGAATCAAGACGTTTTGTGCATTTTGGGGGCGATTCATTTGGACTCCTTCAACATTTTTAGAACTTTCAATTCCTCCGGCTGCTTGGGAAATTCGAATACATTCATTATTGCGCTTAAATCGATTGTTTAAAATCTTAACTTCGCCCCATTTAAACGTTCTTACCCCTGCAAATCCACAGTCTTCAATCGTATTGTCAAAGATTGTGATGTTTTTTTGGAAAATATCATAAACAGCATAGTGATTTCCTATCGCAGAACCCCAGCCGCCCAACAGCTCAGATTTACCAAAATGATTATGGGCGATATAAACGTTTTGATTAGGGGTGCCGTCAAACGCTCCGAATTGATTGACGCCCATTTCAACAAATTCCCCAAGCTGTATGGCTTCTGAGAAAGGGCGTTTTCCGCTCAAGTCTATGAATCCAAAAAAATTGCTCCTTGTGATCTGGAGATTGTTGATCCCATTGGCATCAATGGCATGGGCGGTAATCGTGTCTTTGAAAGTTACGCGGTCAATCCAAATATTATTTGCATGGCCTAAAATGATTGAGTCCATCGCAGTAGTCGGGTATTTGTCTATATTGGCATAGTTACCGTCTAAAATACCGCCTTCAATAATGATGTTGCTTCTTCCGGAATAGCCTGTGAATTTATCGTTCGGCGTTCCGTTGGCAAAAAATCCACCTGCCCACCCTCTACGTAATACACAGTTTAGAGACATTGTGAATCGGGTGTTTCCATAGATATAAATTCTCTTCTCAATTAAATAAATGCCTTCTGGTATAACAAGCTGGCCTCCACCCTCTCGATGAATTTCATCTAAAGCCTTTTGTATAGCCCAAGCAGAAGGCTTTTTTCCTGTAGGGTCCGCACCATAGTTAAGCGCATTTTTAAAGTTAAATCTTGTTTCAATATACTGTCCGTCCGCAGCCAGACGGTCCCATAAAGTCGGGTAAATTGTTCCCTTACGATCAACACGTGCGTCAACAACTTCTTTTATGTTCGTTCCGTCGGCATTGAGCACCAAGTTTCTAAACCGTGCTTTGCCTGTTTCAATCTCTTGCGAAACTGTCAATCCACTATGATGTGAGATTTGTTCTGACGTATGGGCTTTTTTTGCATTTTTATGGTCGTTTAAATTGCTTGCATTTTGATTTAGTGCATTTTCCGTTAATGTTGCGTTTTGGTCAAGAATCGAAAAAAGGTTCGAATTTGGTGTAACTTCATGGCTTTTCGTGAGCTTGTACAAGGCGTATCACCTTCCTATAAATCCTATAATCATGACCGTCACTTTCGAATCGGCTGGAACGCTTAAAGGTTCTATTTCTTTACCATTCTGGAAGAAAGTGAGGATATATTGATCATGATTTATTTCATGCTGTTCTATTGCCGCAAAAATTCCGTTTTGCTTCATGATGGATGAGGTTTCCGCGGACGCATATTTCATCGTAATTTCGTCATCAGTTTCAAGGAGCAGCGTATTGCCTTCGATCGAAACAGAAGCATCTGACGTAGTCACTTGCCACGCTCCTTTTGTAAATCTCAAAGGATATGAAAATGTATTCGGTATGCTATCTAAAGAGTTCTTTGTCTCTCCAATCGCAAGCTGCAGGTCTTTTTTGGCGGCCAAAATTTCAGATTCAACAAATTTCTTTTGGTCGTTAATGTAACGCTGCTGATCTTTTATTCTCTTTCTCTGCTCAACCTGCAGATCGACAGGGTCCTTTTCTCCGCCGTCGATCGTCAGTTCTGGAGCTTCCGTAGAATCCAAGGGGTTATAGGAGACTTTGGTCACGCGAATGTCATCCTCGAATGTAATGCCATTCAATTCGGTGTCCGCCAATACGTGAATAGTATCCCCTTTGGTCACTTGGTCTTCTATGCCTTTCAATGCTGCATGTAACAATTCTTCATAGTCCACCTCAAAGGTCACTGTTGGATAAGGGTTTACCTTTTCTTTCAAAACTTTAATCATATCGGCTTCCGTGGTGATTGATTCGTCTGTTACCGTTGTAGCCCAGGAAGGCTGCCCCTCAATCAGAAAATTCTTTTCTTCGGGATGAATATAAGTGACAGGCGGAAAAACATACTGCTCATCCTCACTTTTAAAGGATCGATAAATGTCGATCATATTACCGCGCAACAAATACATAAGAGGATTAGAGCCCTTTGAACCCTTTGTATTAGGGTTTTTGCTGTCCTTCCCCTTAAATGTCGCCACCACTTTATGCTTTTTGCTATCTAACCCACGAATGACATCAAATGATTTCTCGGAGGGTTCGGAATCCTGATAGGTCGTAATGGTTTTGGTTTGATCATCAATTTTAAATTCCCATTTTCCGCCCAACTTGGAGACAAGTGTTTTAAATTTAAATCCTGTTCCCGTAAATGAAAAAGAAAAAGTGGCTCCTATTTTTTTAGTAAAATCCGCATTTAATGAGCTGTCATAAGACCATTCCCCTGTCTTGGATTCATAGGTAATCGATTGATCACTCAGGATATCCTTTTCTTCTCTTTTCTTCCCGTATCCCTTGATCCTTGTCGTCGTATTGTCTTCCGACATGTTGATGTGCAAAGAGGTTAAATTGACGGAAGAATCCAGGGTTTTGACGATCTTTTTCCCCATTTTTTGATAGACGTAAATCATCGTATTATCGACATCGATTTCAACGCCATAACTTGAAATAATATCGTCCATCAGCTCAATAGAATACTTATTTCCGAAGCTCTCAAGCTTTTTAGGAGATATTTTTTTGGCGTCGTCCATGATTTTGTAAGAAAAGCCGCTGCCCTTCAATGCGTGGGACAAAGCTTCGTCAAGCGATTTTGTTCCTTGGATCGTATCAGGTATAAGCCATTTACCCAACCGAAAAACATAGATATGAGTTGCTGTAATATCCTTGGTGACCTGGCCGCCTTCTTGTTTGAGATTTGGCGCATTAATAAAATACCGCTGGCTTTTATGGACTGCTTCATCTATCACAATAAAATTACGGCCGACCAAAGCGTTAAAAGGAATCCGATTGTCTTTGTTTAACTCAATTGAAAAGCTCAAGTCTTTCTTGCCGTCAATCCCATCATTGACCTTCGGCTCTACGTACATCATTTCGTATTTTTGATTTGTCGTTTTATCCAGGACATACATTTGGTTCAATAGGAGCCACCCCCTTTCTACTTGTAATAAAAGTGAGTAATAAATTTGATGCTGCTGCTTGTTGCACCGCTTATTCTGAATTTGTTTTTGCCTGGTTTAAGCGTTGGGAAACGCCCCTTTGTATTGATGACTTTCGATCCGTTTATGATATATGGCATTAAAAGAGTCAATTGATTTTTTTTAGACTGTTGCCCAAGCAGGGTGACGCTTTCCCCGGTCGTTTCGTTTAAGATTGAAACGTCTTTACCTTCGATATACATTTCCACTTGATAGTTATGATCAACGGGGGACAGGGTGATATCTCCGAGGTTATACACCTCAAAGCTTTTTTTGTCTACAAATGAATAGGAAGGATTATCGACCATGCCTATATTCATGCCGAAATGAAATTTATTATCTATCAGATTAAAAGAAGCCTGGCTGTTATAGACTGACTCCGCCACCCCTTGAATAGCTGTCAAAGATATCTCAACTTCTTGCCATGTTCTCCCGTTCTCTTGAAAAACGGAGAATACATCATCACATGTTACGAGCCATCTTTTCAAAGGCTGCCATGTGTATATCACATAATATGGGTCTTCTTGTACAAAAAGCTTATATAAGGCATCCCTTTTTAAATGGAATTGCTGCGAATTGCTCGCCTCCACAGTGATCTTAAGCGTGATTTTTCTTTCCGTATAGCGCCCCATATTGTTTTTAAGAGGCATAGGAATTCCGTTTCGTAAGGGGTGCGACGTCGGCAGCTTCCTTTCAAATTTGGGTGATTCCGGAATAAAAGAAGAAAGCGAGACACCTTTGATGTGCTCGCTTAACCGTTTATCAAATATGATCAGATCATAGCCCCTCATTCATTCACCCCCGCTAGAACGATTTTTTGCTTGTATTTCTTCATGTATGCCTTGTTTTGCTGCTTGGTTAGCTTATCCACGGGAACGACTAGCTCTTTTTCCACAAACTGAGCCATCAAGCTGATCATTGTATCAAGCTTATTCGTGAGTATCGCGTTTTGTTTTTTCAACTCCGCGATTTCCGC